GAAGACCCTTTCGCCGATAGCAATGCGCAGGATGACGAAGAAGAATAATTATTATAGGAATTTTTTCTTGACACCGTAACGCTGGTTTGATACAACTTTCCTACAATCGAAGAAGTGTCTCAAAATCTCAACGGCATTTCGACGGTGTGAAATAATTTACATAATATGCTCCTTTGTCACGTTTCAAGACAGCCGATTGCATGGCGATGCGATCGGCTGTCTTCGTTTGTGATGAACCCTACCATTGAAAGGACCATACCCTAAATCATGATGGACTGGCTGAAGATCCGGGAGGTTTATGAAGCCGGAGAGGATACAATAAGGGCAATTTGCACGGTTTACCGCATCCATCCTGCGACCCTTTATAAGATAGCGCGTGCGCAAGGCTGGAAATTACGCACGAACGGCCGCCTGAAGCGGGCAAACCCACAAAAAGCGAAACAAAATCAGCCAGATCGTCAAACACTGATCGACCGGCTTTATAAGGCGTTTGACCGGCAGATGGGTGAATTTGAAGCCCATTCGAACGCGGCGGGCGATGACGGGGTCACGGAAAAGGATGCGAGAACACTTGGTTCTTTGGCTCGGACTTTGGAAAAGCTGATTGAATTAAAACAGGAAACCGAGGGCGCAGACGACAATCAGAACAAAGGGGTAGATATTGAGCGCCTTCGTGAGGAACTTGCGCGACGACTTGAGCGCGTGTGCCCGAAAGGGAAAACTGAGTGAACTGCTTGAGAGTTTCTCATGCCGGGAATATGAGGCGCTTCTTGCCGACTGGATGATTTGGGCGCGCGAGGATCAGTTGCCGCCAAAAGGCGACTGGCTGGTGTGGTTGATCATGGGCGGGCGAGGGGCGGGGAAAACCCGCGCCGGTGCGGAATGGGTCATAGGCATGGCGCTTGGAAAAGCTCCCTTTTGCGGGCGCTCGGTCGGGCGCATTGCCCTCGTTGGCGAAACCTTGGGTGATGTGCGCGATGTCATGATTGAAGGGGAATCCGGCCTTCTTGCGATCCACCCAAAACACGAGCGCCCGGTGTGGCGCAAAACCCGGTGTCAGCTCGAATGGTCAAATGGCGCAATGGCCCAGGCATTTTCGGCGGAAGATCCGGATAGTCTGCGCGGACCCCAGTTTGATGTGGCCTGGAGTGACGAGCTGTGCAAATGGCGTCATGCCGAAGCCACATGGGATATGTTGCAGTTTGGTTTGCGCCTCGGCGAGCGCCCGCGCCAGATTGCGACCACAACGCCGCGCCCGATACCGCTTTTGAAACGCCTGTTGCGTGACGATCGAACCCGGGTGTCCAAAGCTGCGACCATGGCTAATGCAGCCAATCTTGCGCCCGGTTTCATCGACATGGTGAAACAGCGTTATGGCGGCTCGCGCCTTGGTCGGCAGGAGCTTGATGGCGAACTGATCGATGACCGTGAAGATGCGCTTTGGCAGCGTCATAGGATCGAAAAGCTGACGATTGATGAGGCACCGGAATTGGTGCGTATCGTGGTTGCCATCGATCCGCCCGCCACTTCTCACAAGAAATCCGACGCCTGCGGTCTGATCGTCGCCGGGGTCGACAAGGACGGCGTCGGCTATGTGCTTGCTGATGCCAGCAAACAGGCGCTTTCGCCTCTGGAATGGGCGGGACGCGCAGTCGCGCTTTATCATCGCTTTGAGGCGGATCTTATTCTTGCGGAAGTTAATCAGGGCGGCGAGATGGTCACGACCATTCTGGCGCAAGTGGATAAGAGCGTGCCGGTAAAGGCAGTGCGCGCCGCGCGAGGCAAACATGCCCGTGCGGAACCCGTCGCCTACCTTTATGAACGCGGACTCGTGCACCACGTGGGCAGTCTGCCGAAACTCGAAGACGAAATGTGCGATTTCGCCCTCGACGGTCTTTCGTCGGGGCGCTCGCCCGACCGGCTTGATGCGCTGGTGTGGGCGTTGAGCGAGCTGATGTTGAAACCGGGAGTCGACCCGAAAATTCGGCGCATGTAATCTGGAACATGAGGAAAATCAATGGGATTTATGAAAAACCGCTTGAAGAGCGCGGGCAAGATCAAGCACGCCCGGATCGAGGTGCCCGACACCAAAGCTTCGCGCGCAGGGCCTTTGATCTATTTGCAATCCAACGGCCAGCCGGTCTGGACAAGCCGCGATTATGCCTCGCTCGCTCGCGAGGGCTATGTGCGCAACGGGATTGTCTTTCGTGCGGTGCGCATGGTCGCAGAAGCGGCGGCCTCGGTTCCCTGGATGCTGAGCGAACGGGGCGAACGCCTTGATGCCCACCCGCTCCTGGAGGTTCTTAAAAATCCGAATGAGCGCCAGTCCGGTGGAGAACTGATCGAAACGTTGGTCTGCAACCTCTTGATCGCGGGCAACGCCTATCTCGAAGGGGTTGTGCTCGATCGTGATTTGCGCGAGCTTCACGCCCTTCGCCCGGACCGCATAAAGGTCGTCCCGGGAGAAGACGGTTGGCCGCGAGCGTATGAATATAACGTGGCCGGTCAATCGATCCACTTCGATCAGACGCAAGGCGTCATTCCTCCGATTTTGCACCTCTCCATATACCACCCGCTTGATGATCATTATGGCTTCGCTCCCTTGGAGGCCGCCCAAATCGCGCTCGATATTCATAATGTGGCAAGCGCCTGGAATAAGGCGCTTCTCGATAATGCCGCACGGCCTTCCGGCGCTCTTGTCTACCAGGGCGGGGAGGGGAATTTGACGGAGGAACAATTTGACCGTCTGAAAAGCGAGCTCGAAGAAAGTTTCCAAGGCGCGAAAAATGCCGGCCGTCCGCTTCTGCTTGAAGGAGGGCTTGACTGGAAGGCGATGAGCCTCACGCCGCGCGATATGGATTTTTTTGAAGCGCGCAACTCGGCCGCGCGGGAAATCGCCCTCGCGTTCGGGGTGCCGCCGCAACTGCTCGGCATTCCAGGCGACAATACCTATTCAAATTATCAGGAGGCGAATCGCGCCTTCTGGCGTCAGACGGTTCTACCCCTGCTTCGGCGCACGGCGCAATCGCTGGAAAGCTGGGCGCAAAACCTCTATGGACGGGAGCTTGCGCTACGCTTTGATGAAAAGACGATCACCGCCCTTGCTGCGGAACGCGATGCGATGGTCTAGCGTCTCATGAATGCGGATTTTCTCACCATCAACGAAAAGCGTCAGGCGCTTGATTTTCGGCCGATTGAGGGCGGTGATGTGTTGGCGCGTGATGAGTAAATCAATCGACTTATCCCCACCGTCACGGTGTCTGCTATTGTTTTTATAGGATGAAGAAGTCCGCTCAGACAAGAAACGAAGGCATGATTGAACCGGTTACAAAAAGTTTCATTGAGCGCGGTGATCTTGCCCATCTTGCTTTGTTTTTATGGGCAAGCGGTTCTTCGGGTCTGCTTGTTTGGGCGCTGCGGGAACTGGTCGCGTCAAACCGCCGATTCAATCATTTTGTAGAGCAGATTCACAAGTTGAATCAATTTTTTAAAGAAAGAGGTTGAACATGAGGTTTTTACTGCAAAGGATTCTTTCGACTCGATTTTTGCGCGGCATCAACAAGCGGCATGAAACCCACGACGAAGTATTTTGCGAATTTTCGAAGATCCTTTTGGCATTCGCCCATCCTCCCAGAACGCATCTCAGAATAAGAGCCATATCGCCCCTTTAGCGCGGTGGCGCCCCTTAAAACCAAACCATCGGAAAGACTTATGATCTCGCAGAAAACCTCTCGCGTGGGTGAGTATAAATTTGCCCAGGCGGACCTCACCCGTATCGACGCCGACGGCACCTTTTCAGGTTATGCAAGCCTGTTTGGCGCAGAAGATCTGGGCCGTGATGTGATTATGCCGGGCGCCTTTAAAAAAAGCCTCGCTCGTGTGGGCGCCGAAGGCATCCGGATGCTGTTTCAGCATGACCCGAATGAACCAATCGGCGTTTGGGATATCATTCGCGAGGATGAGCGCGGCCTCTATGTGAAAGGCCGCCTCACGCTCGAGGTGGAGCGTGCACGCGAGGTTCACGCACTGATGAAACAGGGTGGGCTCAATGGCCTTTCAATCGGCTTCAAGACGATCCGGGGAAAGCGCAATCCATGCAGCGGCGTGCGCGAACTATACGAGGTTGATCTTTGGGAGATTTCGATCGTTACCTTTCCCATGCTGCCTCAAGCGCAGGTAAGTTCGGTGAAAGCGGCGACGATGCGCGGACCGCTTCCCACGACGCGAGAATTTGAACGTTGGCTCATGCGGGATGCAGGGCTTTCGAGAAAGCAGGCCCACCTTGTTATTCATTCGGGCTTCAAGGCGCTGGAGAGCATGCGGGATGCGGCCCTCAGACCTTCCACTACCAAAAGCGCCAAGCGAAGTATGGTCGAGGCGATCCGCCTTGCCGCCGCGAAAATGCGCTGACCAAAACATGATCCAGAAATAAAGGAAGCGAATATGACGAAAACAATCAGTGATCTGGTCAAAGCACCGGAAACGAAAGCCGCCCTCACCATGAGTGCGGACGGTGTCTCAAGCCTCGATGTGGTTGAAGCTTTTGACGAATTCATGCAGGCATTTGAAGCCTTCAAGGAAACCAATGACGAGCGGCTTGCGCAAATCGAACGCCAGGTAAGCGCGGATGTTGTAACCGAAGAAAAAATGAACCGCATTAATGCGGCGCTTGATCAGCAAAAGAGCCTGGTTGATAGCCTCCTGTTGCGTCAGCGCCGTCCCGTTTTGGGCGCAGGCAGCAGCATCATGAGCGCCGGCGCGATGGAACATAAGGCCGCTTGTGAAGTCTATATGCGCAACGGCCAGACCGCGAGCGCACGCGGTTCGTTGTCGAAACTTGAGGAAAAGGCGCTCTCGATCGGGTCCGACCCGGACGGCGGCTATCTGGTGCCGCACGAGACGGAAACGCAAATCGGTCGGCTTTTGTCGGATATCTCGCCGATCCGCT